TGCTAATGGTGTTGCTATTGATAGTGTAGTTCATAAAGATTCTGCTATTTATCCTTCATCAGCAGATGGGGGAGCACTGGGTAGTGCGAGTAATGAATGGTCTGACTTATTCTTGGCGGACAGTTCCGTTATTAAATTTGGTGCAGACCAAGATACAACTTTAACACATACTGATGGAACTGGACTAACATTAAATTCAACTAATAAATTAACATTTGGAGATGTAGCATCATATATTAATCAATCTTCTGATGGTGTTTTAACTATAGCTGGAGAAGCAACAATTGATTTAGCTGCATCTACTGCTGTTACAGTCAGTAATGATTTAAAATTAGATAGTGACGCTGCGGTGCTTTCTTTTGGTGCTAATACTGAAATTGCACTTACTCATGTACATGACACAGGATTAAAATTAACAGATAGTGGAGGTACACCTACACTACAATTACATGATTCTAATGAATCTATTGCATCAGATGGTTCTAAAATAATTATTACATCTGGTGGAACAGCATTTAGTTTACCAACTTCTGACGGTTCTAATGGGCAAGTTTTAGCTACAAATGGCTCTGGTGTATTATCATTTGCTTCAGCAGGTGGTGGTGATTTATCATTTGGTGGTGATACTTTTGGCGAAAATAAAACTATAGGTGCTAATGATGCTTATTCATTAACACTAGAAACTAATAATGCAGCAGCTTTGGTTATTTCTGCAGCAGGAGAAATTACAAAACCATTACAACCATGTTTTGCAGCAACGACTTCAGCAACGCAAACAAATATGACAAAAGGTTCTGTTAATACTATTGTTTGGGGTTCAGAGATATTTGACCTCAATGGTGATTTTGCAAGTAATACGTTCACAGCTCCCGTTACGGGAAAATACTTGTTAACAGCTCGAGTTACATTAGCACAAATGGACCACGATGGTAACTTTTATGCTGGATTTACTATTGTAACAAGTAATAGAAACCACGCCTCTAATACTAATATTACAGTATTTGATGCTGAACCAGAATTATGGCCACTTGAAATTGCTGTTGTCGCAGATATGGATGCTAGTGATACAGCACATGTAACATATATAGAAAGTGGGCCGGGTGCATCACAAACGGATGTATATAATGCAGATAGTGCAACAGATAATAAATATCATGTATTTTCGGGATGCTTATTAGCTTAATGAAACAATTAACTTTTAAAAGGAGGTAAAAATGGCTAATCATACAAAAACTGTTACTATAACAGATACTCAACAAAAAATTTTATCTAATGATTTATTTAATGATACATCAAATAATAATGGAATAGATGAATGGATTGATGGTGCTGTAACAGGAAAAATAAACGCATGTTGGAAAAGATTTCAACGTGAATGGACACAAAAATTAATTGATGATGATTCATTTACTGATGCTATTCCAAGCAATCAGAAAGATTTCGTTGATTTAGTTACTGCTCGTTCTGATTACAAAAATAGAATAGCAAGAGATACAGGAGAATAATAAATGGCAATTTCTCTTAATTACAGATATTATATGATACTAAAACATTTATATTCAGATTATGAAACAGGAAAACAATATATACTAAAAGATAAATCTGATGGCAATGGCCCTCAACTTACTTGGATTACTAAAAAGAAAGCTGCTCCAACAGTTACAGAAATGAATAATGCAAGAGAAGCTGCAACTGACGCTTGGTGGTGGTATAATCTTAGAAATAAAAGAAATACATTATTAAAAGAAAGTGATTGGGCTTCTGGTGCAGATGTACCTAATGCAACTAAATCGGCTTATACTACTTATAGAGGAAAGTTAAGAGATTTACCTACAACATTGACAAAACCTGCATATTCAACATTGGATAACCAAACTGAAAAACAAATGGTTGACCATATGGATACATTAATGCCAACAAAGCCTAGCTAATATGTATGAGGTAATAGATAATTTTTTACCAGAATCTGAATTTAAGGAAATAAAAGAATGGGCAAATGCTCAACCTTTTCCTTCACAGCAAAGTTGGTATCCCTATTTAACAGAAGGAGAAAATGTAAGTGTTAAAAAACCATCTGTTGGAAGAGTTATACATTTTTTTAAACAAAACAAAATGGATGATAAATCTGTTGTTTACTTTCAAAAGAAACTTTTTGATTTATTAAATAAAGATGATGATAGAGACGAGAAGGAAATACCATATGGAGAATTTAAAAGTCATCTCTATAAATATGGATACAATTCTGGAATCTTAATGCATCAAGACCATTCACCAAATAGTAATGAAAGACGATATGGTATATCATTTTATCTTAATGATGAATGGGATGCTAATTGGGGTGGTGAACTTGTTGTTTATGAAAATGGTGAACCAAAAAATACTGTAATGCCAAAGCGTAATAGACTAGCTGTTATTAATGGTAATTATCATAAAGTAGTGCCAAATTTGAATCAATCTGTAGATAGATTAACACTACAAACTTTTGTTGTTAAACCAAATAATGGCTAAAAGAATAAGTACAAGAGATACATATTTTACACCAGTAAGAAAAAGAACAAGTATAGGAAATTCAACAAGGAGTAAACCTAAAAATAAACATAAATTAAAATCATGGAAAAAATATAACAGGCAAGGAAAATAATATGGCAAACGGAAATACAACAACACAAGTAGTACCTGCGGTACAATTACCACCGGGAGTTATTCCTACTCCACAATCTGGAACATCAAAAGATACACTTGCTTTAGCAAAAAAACAAGCAGTTAATCCTTTATTACCTCAAGGTACTGCAATAAGTCCTGTTGCCCAACAAGTTCAAACAAATGAATTATTAGGTACTCCAGGAGTATCTACAACTATTCCAACAGCAGCAGTACCAACTGCAACAGCAACACAAGCAACTACAGTAGCTCCAAGTACAGCCATTCAAGTAGCTGACCCTGCAACTCAAGCAGCAGCAAATTATGCAGCAACTACTGTTGGTACAGCACCAACAATGACTGCAGCACAAGGCACAGTTACTGCACCTATGACAGCACAACAAGGTCAAATTGCAAGTGACGCAACTGTTCAAGGACAACTTGCAGGATTACAACAACAAGTAACACAAGCAATTTCTCAAGGTACAGACTTGCCTGCATGGGCATTAGGTGCACAAAAACTCGTTGAAGCCAACATGGCTAAAAGGGGTATGGGTGCTTCTAGTATGTATGCAGAAGCATTAGCACAAGGTGTTATGCAATCTGCTGTTCCTATTGCAGCTCAAGATGCAAGTACTTATAAGGAAATGATTTTTCAAAACCTTAATAATAGACAACAAGCAGCAATAACAAATGCCCAATCATATCTTCAAATGGATATGGCTAATCTTACTAATAATCAACAATCTAACTTACAAAATTTACAAGTAAGACAAGCACAATTATTTACTGACCAAGCTGCACAAAATGCTGCAGCACAATTTAATGCAACAAGTACAAATCAAGTAGACCAATTTTATAAAAATTTATCAACTAGTGTATCACAAGCAAATGCCCAAAGGTCTGATGCTATGAATCAATTTTCTAATTCAGAAGCAAATAAAGTTGCAGCACAAAATGCACAAAATGCAACTGCAGTAGCACAAGCAAATGCACAAACAGAAGCAAGTATTAATCAATTTAATTCACAATTAGCTGACCAAAGAGAAAGATTTAATGTACAAAATCAACAAGTTATTGACCAAGCAAATGCAAATTGGAGAAGGCAAATTAATACAGCAAATACTGCGGCAGTGAATGCAGCAAATCAAACTAATGCACAAAATTTATTAAATATTTCTAATTTTGCATTATCGTCTTTATGGCAACAATGGAGAGATGAAGCAACATGGACTAATGATGCAGCACAAAATGCAATGAATAGAGCACATAATATGGCTGTTGCTGCACTTGAAAGACAAACAACATTCGATATAGCTGACCAACAATCTCGAGATAATTTATTTAAATTACTTGGTAGATTTACAGCAGGTATATTTTCAGATTAAGGAGATAAAATATTATGGATTTTTTTGGAGGCTCATTTGGAAAAGCTCTTATGGGAAAAGGACTTAGTGCCGCATTTGGAAGTGGAAAAAACCCACAAGGTTCTCCACATTATTCTGGCCCAGATTACGCACCTTTTAGAGTACATGGATTAGATATGGCAATTAATTATAAAAGTCCACATGCTATTAATTTTAAAGCACCAGAAGCTGCAAATTATGATTTAACTCTTGCTATGTGGAATAAAAGATTATTTGGTAATGAATCTTATACTAATATTGAAATACCGAGGTTAAAATAATGATAGAAAATATTTT